CACTTACCATTCTTCTTCTTACGTACTGGCATCATGTTCCTCCTTCTCCTGCTCCGCAAACCCCACGTCACCGGGGGTGGTTAGGTCATACTTCGACGACTGCTCCTGAATCATGGCAAACAGCAAGTCCAAGTAATTCATGATGTCCATGATGGTTTGGGCTACACCCTCACCCGACTCCTCGCCGGTTGCGAGGTAGTGGTTCAGCGAGTGGATGTGCTTCAGCAGGTAGACGCCCAGCACCTTCATCGGCGGCTCGCCGACTTCCTCGCCAATCTGCTTGAAGTTCCAGTGTCGGTCGTCGTTGCCTTCGGTGTAGCCGACCGCCTTCCGGTCACACATAGTGAACCGGTCTTTGGTCATCTGCTCGCGAAGGTTCAAGAACTCGCTATTCTCCATCAGGCTTCTCCTCCCCGCTGTTGACGGTCAGCTTCCACACGATGTCCATGGCGCGCTCAAGGCTGCGTAGCCTGTCATCGAGCGTTGACACCGCCTGCTCAATGGGAATGTGCTTGCTGCACGAGCTACAGCGGACATAACCTACTCCAGCAGTCTGCGTCCAATCGAACTCTCTGTGTTTACACTCCTTCATACGTGCCTCCACGTGGCTCCTGTACGGATATCGCTTATAGTCGCAGGATGTACGCTATACAGACGACTAAGCTGGATGTTTGTCATATGTGACATCTGTCTCTTAATTGAGGCAACTTGCATATCTGTAAGTTTACTCATGCCATGTCGTTCACCTCTGTTGTCGAACTGTGGAGGAGCGTGTCGTCCTTTTTGCCACATATCTACAGCATTGTCACTACGGCTTCCTACAAACAGGTGGTCTGGATTGCAACAACTCGGCGTGTCACACTTATGGCAAATAAACATCCCTTCTGGAATCGGGCCATGGACTTGTTCGTATACCCACCGGTGTACGTATACACGTCCTCCCCCGTAGGATGGAGCAAACATACCGTAACCCTTAGCATTTGACGCCCCGAGCCATATGCGGCAGCCTGTCCATGGTATCTGCTCTGTGTCTCGCTCGATTCGTTCCCACCCTCCAATATGTTTTGCCCTGCGAGCAACATGCCACGGGGTGTCCAACCCGCGTCTGTCATACCCGGTGCCCGATGTCTTCGAGAAGTCGAATCTGGTGTGACTGCATTCGCGCATCACTCGGCCTCCCTGTAGAAGGCGTAGGCAGCGATGGCCCAGCCGATCATCTGTACGATGTTCAGCGCCAGCTGAAGGCCGGTTGTCGAGGTGATGGCGTTCCACAACGACAGACCAAACAGCAGGACTGCGCCTACGCTAAACCACGACTCAAGCGTCAACTTCTGCACCTTCGTCCTCCTCGTTTTCAATTGCGTCCATGAGGGTGTTCGCCGCCTTTTCAAGCATGGCGATGAAGTCCTCGACAGTGAGATTGCCATCGGCGTAGATACGCCGGTTTGCGTGGACGCTGTACTCGACGGTGCCGTCATGGAACCAATTGATGAGGATCGTTGCGCGGCAGTTGGTGTCTTCCATAAACTGCTGGTACACGTCCTCGCTGTTCTGAGTAGCCCCAATGGTAGGGATACCCGGCATGTTCAGTAGCTTGTCACTCATCATATTCTCCTTCGTAGTTGGACCGTTGCTGGCCCAGTGGTAAATTGCCCTGCGCAAAGATGCGCCTGTGAAACCCATCGTCAATGTCTGTGTTGAGCCAGAACCTCCTACCCGAATCGGACTCGTAAACCGCACAGTACGCGGTCAACTGTAGCATGAACGTCTGTTTGCTGCCCCCGCCCTTGGCCGTGGGGTCAATGCCAGCAGCCTCCATGACTTGGCGGGTCGTCAGCCCTTTGTCACCGGCATCTTCCAGTGCTTGGCGAGCGGCCTCCAGCTTTCCAATCAGCCCCCAGTCACGCGTCTCCACGTTCGACCTTCGCAAGGACGTTGGCCGGGCGCAGCAGGATGAGGGTTTCGTCCGGCGACTGGAACTCCCTGCCCTGCCACGCCGCGAAGATGACGTAGTCATCGGGTTGAAGGGGGCCATCATAACCCTCACCGACCTTGAGGACACGACCAATCTGTGTCTTGAGGTCGTACTCCCAGATGCCCGCGACACGGAATCGGCCCTCGTTGCGCTTGCGGGTTACGATCCGGCATAGTATCCGGTTTTCCAGTAGGCGCAGCCTCTCGACAGGCGCGTCTTCCAAATAATGGTTGTATTCGAGCGCGAGATGTGGCGTATGCAGCCTCCTTCAACTGAAGATGGGGAATTGTATCATGGAACAATGGAAGTTGTCAATTGGGCAAGGTACTGGACGCATTGTTTTCGTATGGGGTAGACTTGCCTCAATGGACGAAGAAGAGAGCGTTGAGCTGGTTGAGCAGGTAGAGAACGACGAGGTTCGCAAGGTTTTGAAGAAACCAGCCGAGCTGCGGCAGGCAGTGTATGAGGCGATGGGCGAGATCGTTGACTCCACGGCGCTTCAGACTGCACGGCGGCTCATGAGTGGGCCAGACGTTCAAGACAGCATCAAACGAGATATGGTGCTGGGTTGGCTGGCGCATAGGCGGGCGAATAAGGAACTGATGCACAAGATCAGCAGTGGAGATAGTGGCGGTATTTCGTTCACGTTCAACATGGGAACGGATGCGGAGGTAGAAAATGTGCGACGAGTACGAAACGCTTTTGGCGTCAGTGGTGAAGCTGAAGATGCCGAAGTACGGCGAGACGACTGATGAGGTGCAGTATACCGGCAAGGGCTGGCGGGCTGTAGATCCTGTGCAGGAAGCCGAGCGGCTTCGCGAGCTGCAGCAGCAGTTGGCTGTGCGGCAGGCTGAGATAGCAGCGAATGGCGGAGAGTAACTTGATCAGACCGGCTTCTGCGCCGGTTGTGACGCCCAACGTACGAGCGCCGCTATACAACTTCCCCGAGGTGGCGAGTGAGTATGAGCGGCACCTGAAGCAACAGGAGTTGCTGCGACAGGCCGTCAATGTGCTGACGAGTGAGACGGGGTTTCAGGCAACCGAGGATACGCGGCAATTGTTGAGGCAGACCGGGATGGTCAACCTGTTCGTCTTCCTGCGGTTCATCTGCGGGTATGCCAACGCATTCAAGCGGCTGACTGAAGATTTGCACTTGGATATGTGCAACTTCTACCAGATTGTCAGTCGACCGGGGATGAAGGCAGCGGGGTTCACCTTCAGGGGGGCATTCAAGTCGAGCGTGTGGACGTATGGCGGGTCGTCGTGGGACATTGCGCGGGACCCTGACCACGAGGAGGTATTGGCGTCAAACATTATCGAGCGGGCGCAGGAGTTCAATCAGTATATACAGGAGATTTTCACCGACAACGAGTTGGTGATGTGGCTGTATCCCGAGTGGGTGCCCGAATCAACGCATGGTGCTCACTGGAACAGCAAGGAGACGAGGGTTGCGTGTAAGCGCACCAGTAGGCCCAATATCCGGTTGGTGGCGGTAGGCGGGTCGATACAGGGTGTGCACGCTCCGAGGTTCAAAGTCGATGACTTGATTGGTGAGCATATGCTTGATTCGCAGCGGATGCTGGGCGCGGACAATGAGAAGGCGTCCAACTGGTTTCGGGCGGCGGTCAGGAACATTCCTCGGCCAGTGAAGACCAGCAGCATCTTCTTGTGTGGGACGCGGTATGGGCCGGGTGATGCGTATACGCACCAGTGGGCTGACATCAAGAAGTTCTACGGGTATACACAGGCCGAGCCGTTTGAAGAGAGGCCTGATGGTGAGTGGACGGTCTATTATCGGGCTGTTCGAGAAGACCATGGGGACGGTAATGGCGACCAGCCGACATTCCCCGAGGAGTTCACCAACAAGTATCTGGACAAGATACAGCAAGAAGACCCGTGGACGTACTGGACGCAGCTCATGAATATGTCCACGTACAGCGGACTGTCGGAGATGATCGATTATCAGGTCCGCGATTGCAAGCTGGATGTGGATCGTAACGGGCGTTACATCGTCAGTTACTTTGATTATGAGCTGGGCGAAGAGTGTGTTGAGGCGCTGGATGATATGGACGTGGTGGCGGGGCTTGACCCTGCGGCCAGCGAGAAGCGCAAATCGATTCGCACGTCGAAGAGTGCGTATGTGGTGATGGCGCGGAACTGGAAGGACTACCGGTTTTTCCTGCATGTGAAGAGTGCATTTGCTCCGATTACACAGGTGTTTGATTGGCTGTTCGATGGGTACCGGAAGTTTCGGGGCTACATGCGGACGAGCAACGTGGAGATGCAGGGGCCGTTTAAGGTACTGCGGCCCATCATCCGAGAAGAGGAGCGGCGGCGCAAGGAGTTGGTCAATTTGCGGGGCGTGGCTGCTCGCGGGGATAAGGATGGGCGGATCAGGGCGCACTTGCAGCCGCTGTTTGATAGGGGTGTAGTGTACGCGGTGGAGACGGCGCAGCCACAGATTACCGGCGAGATGATGGTGTTTCCAGACGGACATCAGAAGGACGTGCTGGATGCGATGGCGATTGCAGAGGCAGCAAGTTACAAGCCTGAGTCCCCCGACGACTATGATGAAGATGATGTACAGGCGATGGAAGCGGATCAGTCCCGTTCTGTGGTTACAGGATATTAGGAGGTAGTATGAGTGATTTTGAAGGTGGCATTGAGATTGTGGATGAGGTGGACGGCGAAGACCTTGATCTTGAGGTCGAGGACAAGGTGTTTCCCAACGAGGCTGTCAAGGACCAGTTGGTTTTGTATCTGAAGGGGGAGTACGAAGACATCACTGGCAGTGAGGAGCATCAGAATCTCAGGGAGGATTGGGCCGAGTGGCGCAGGATTTCGATGGCAAAACCGAAGGAGCGGGTGAAGAACAAGCCGTGGCCCGGTGCTGCTAACGTAGTGACGCCGTTTACGTTCAGTAACGTGAATGGAGTCTACTCGCACATCAAGGCGGCGATCGCTGAGAAGCGACCGCGCTGGCAGGTAACGGCAGGCAACGACAAATACGCAGCGAATGCGAAGGCACTTCAGAAGTGGCTGAATGAGATGATGTTGTCGACGCTGCATATCCACATCGCTGAGAAGGACGAAGTGATGATGTTTGATATTGCGCGGATGGGTACACAGTTTGCTGAAGTGCCATGGGTTACGCAGCGGGTACAGTTCAAGCGGAGGTCGAATACTGGTCCACCACAGGTTGTGGATAAAGTGGTCTACGATGGGCCGACCATCAGGCCACACCGGCTGGAGGAGGTCATTACCCGGAGTCATTGGACCGTGCAGGACGCGCCCTACATCGGGTTTGTGTATGAGTTCACGAAGCAAGACCTGATGACTGAGGAGTACAACGGGTTCTTTGAGAACGTAGAGGATATGCTGTCGAGTCCTGCCGATATTGATGAGAATGTGGCTGAGGAGCGCGAGCAGGTCGGTGTTAATCCTGATAGCTATGAGGACATTGTTGAGCCGGGCACACCGTACCATGTCGTGAAGTGGTATGTGCGGTGGGACGCTGATGAAGATGGGCTGGCCGAAGACCTGATTGTGTGGATGGAGCCCAACAGCGGCGTGATTGTGCGCGCCGAGTGGTGTGAGCTGGGCGTACGGCCGGTTGCTTGTGGGAAGTACATCGGGGTGCCGTACCTGATCTATGGGCTGGGCGTGTGCGCAATGCTGTACCGGTTGCAGGAAGAGATTGATACGATGCACAACATCGGGATCAACTCGCTACATATTTCTTCATTGCAGATGTATGTGACCGCGCGGGGGAGTGGTATTGGCGAGAATGAGCCGTTCTTCCCACTGAAGAACATTCAAGTGGATGATCCAAGCCGGGACTTTATGCCGATCAAGTTTCCGAGTACGGGTGGAGAGACGATTACGAGGGAGCAGGTCGCACAGCAGTATGGCCGGACAGTTACGGGGATTAGCGAGGCACAGTTGGGGATGCCCGATACGACGGCGAAGTCTGGGACGAGTCCTACGTTGCAGCAGTTCTTGGCACAGCAGGGTAACAAGATTTTGCGGAGCATCATCGGCAGTGTCGCTGACTTCTATAGTGAGTTGGGGCAGTATGTGATGTTGCAGGCGGTTGCGAATAGCGATCGGGTACTTGCTGGGCGAGCGCCGCTGCTTGAGCTGCTGAATGAGGAAGAGGATAAGGACTTGGTGCGGGATGTGTTGCGGATGAACGTGGAGGATATTCCGCAGATGTTCCACTTCAATGTGATGACGACCGAGGCCGATAAGACTGATGATGCCCGGCGGCAGTTCCTGATGACCAAACATCAGTTGATGGCGCAGTACATCCAGCAGGCACAGCAGATGGTCATGATGATGGATAATCCACAGATGCAGCAGATGCCCAACGCACGTGAGTTCACGATGAAGATGTACGTGGCACTGACGCAGTTGATGGAAGAGACGCTTGGGCTGTTCGATGTTGAGAATACCGATGACTACCTGCCGAACGTGGAGAAGCAGCAGGTAGCGTTGGACATTATGGAAGCGATGCAGGCTCCGCAGATTGCGGCAGCGAAGCGACAACTTGAGGAGGTGCGCGGTGAAAGACAAGGAGCTTCAGCAGAAACTGGCGAATCTGGGATTTTCGAACCCGGATATACCGCAGATGAGAACGCTGCTGGGGATGAGGGAGATCAAGGGACTGGTGCAGTGGCTCCGGGACAAGGAGGAGGCAGCAACGTCGGGCCTACTCCGCAGCAGCCCGGACAAGGTGCTCCATGACCAAGGTAAAGCGGCTGCGTTGAAGCGAGCACGAGAACAGCTTGAGATGGCCGTTGAGATGATAAAGGAGGAATAGATGGGCGACAAGAAGTTTACGGTGAACTATGAAGCTGATGAAGAGGAGACACTCGATGAGGTCGAGACTGAGATCGAGCTGCTGGATACCGACTATGTTGAGGACGAGGAAGACAACGATACCGATGAGGTGAGTGTCCCCACGCCTGAGCAGGTAGAGCAGCAGCGGCGGGCAGATGACCTGAAGGCGCGGCTGGAGTCGGGGGAGAATGAAACTGCGAGCGCGATGAAGGAAGTCGTACAGCAGTTGAAGGAACTGAAGGAGGGGCCTCGGTCCGACCAGCAGCAGGCACAAGTTGAGGATTGGGAGACGCTGCGCAAGAAAATTAGCGATGGCTTCTACGATGATCCGGTTGAAGCGGTGATGTCGCTGGTCAACTATCAGCAACAGAAGTTCGAGCGGGAACGGCTGCAACCAGCGTTTCAGCAGATCGGACAGGTGGTCAGAGATACCGCGCTTGATTCGAGCAAGCGGGCTGCCAAGGAAAGCGATAGCGGCAAGTTCGTGATGGAACGGTATCTCGATGAAGTTGAGCAGTTGGTCAATAGTGGGCAGGTCCAGGTCGGGCCGGGAGCCTACGATCGGGCGACCAAACAGGTGTTGATGAATCACATCGATGAGTACACTGATTGGAAGCTGGAGCAGAAGTTGGCCGAGCAGCCCGCGCCTGAACCTGACGTGGATACCCGCAAACCGGGGAAGGGTGCAAATCCCGCGAGCGGGCAGCGAGCACCGACCCCGAGTGGAAAGGTGCAGGTAAGCAGGGCTGCGCGGGATGCGATATATAAGATAGCTGATTCGCGGATGCTGGACAGGGAGATGTTCTTCGACAGCTATGTGAGGAACCACCCGGAGAAGGTCAGGGAGCTGAATAGGAGGAAGAAATAATGGCAGGCACGACGAAGAAGTTGGACCAGTTTACTACAATTACGGTAGACGACAGTTTCGAGAAAATTGTAGAGTTGGACACGAAGAAGCAGAAACTTCGCTTTGACCCGTCGCCCGATAAGTTCAAGGCATTGTCGGCAGAAGAGGTCAAGCAACTGAGTGCGTTCAGCAAGTTTGCGTATGAAGTGGCTCGTGATGAGTACCAAGACTTGAAGGATGCTGAACGAGCTGAGGAAGAGGATTTGCTTGAGGTGATTCGAGTCGGAGCCACGATGGGTCGTGCCCGCCAGAGGCTGCATATTGATGGGCAGCAGAAGGGCATGGTGTACCGGTGGATCAGGCCGGACGAGCAACGTGACTATCTGGCACCGAATAGGGGCTGGAAGGTCGTCAAGGACGGCCCGGAGCGTACGCTTCAGAACCAGACGGGCCGTGGGCCGCACGTTATTGGGACTAAGGGCAGCGAAGAGCTGATCTTGGTGAAGCGGAGCGAGGCGGCACACAAGGCTGAGAAGACCGCGAAGAAGGAAAAGAAACGGGCTGAGCGGCAGGGCCTTGATGACAAGTATCGTGAGGAGATCGAACGCCGGGGCGCAAAGAGCTTCGGTGGAGAAGAGATCGATAGTGGGGATGACGAGGGACGTGAGTGGCGCGACCTCGTTAGCGAGAAGGGAGAGTAGGAGGCGATGAATGGCTGATTTCAGGATCGTGAGATCGCTGGTCGGTGACACCTACGAGATCAAGTACGCTACCGCTGACGAGGCGCTCGAAGAGGGTGATATCTGTAACTTCGATGCGGATGCGGAGCTTGAGAAGGTGGACAACGATGCCGATGAGCAGGACCTTGTAATCGTGCTTGCGGATGCAGACGCGGACGAGGAGGACGTTCCGTACGTGTGGCTGCACCCGTGGATCGAGATCGAGGGTCTGATGAACGGCACGGTTGGCGATGTAGGTGACATTGTGAAGCTTGATGTCACAGCTAATGTCATTAAGTTCGAGGCAGCTACGGCAGCGCTCGGTCGGTTTATGCTGACTGAGACGGGCGTTGGTGGAACTGCCGCGAAATGTCGAGCAGTGCGCGTCTTTGGCGCGGGCATGAGCTAAGGAGGGGATGATAGATGGCTACTGCACATAGGGGGATTTTCCCAAAGCAGATGGACCGC